AAAACCTATATAATCCCATTCTATTTTATAGTCAAGCTTTATTTTCTAATTCTTTTACTTCCTCAAATGTAGTTTCAATACTGTACTGTTCTTTCAAATCTTGTAACTTCTTTTCAACCTCTTCTCTAGACATGGAATCAATCGTGCCTGTGAGTATCTCTTTCTTATCAACATACAACCCAGCAATCTGTCCACGCCTGGTTTCTGCAGCTACGGCAGCGTTGTAATTACCAGCAGACGACGCAGCATCTCTGATTCGTGCCAATGTAGCCAACGATCTATCCTGACTACACTTGTACCGATCTAACACAGCTCGTCGTTCCATCTCAATTGCTTTTGCAGTAAGCGGTGATTTTTCAGGGTGTTGTAGCTCAGAAGCTCTCACCCGAGCTGAACCAGGTGCATACCCAGCATCAATGGCACATTGTGTAGCTGTTTTGAGTCCTTCAGAATGGACAAGGAACAATACAAACCTTCTTTGTTTTTCTGATAGTTTTCTATCAAACAATGCGTCAGAGAACGCTTCAGGTACTATCAGTTCTTTACTATCTTCCATAATGCATCAATCTTATAGATGTTTTTGTTAAAACAATATATTTTATATAAAAATCTCATGAAATGCGAGTTTTTTTCGTAAAATATAGATATTTTGTAACTTCTAAATATTTGTAAGTTACACAAAGTTACAAGAAAAGCTAAGTATTCTGGTACTTGTAACCTTGTTACCTTGTAACTTGTACTTTACAAAAAAATAATTAAAAAAATATTTTGAGTAAAAACATCTATTAGAAACGCTGTTTATGAAAACATCTTTGGATCGTCTCGTACCAATCTTAATGCTTTATCCAATGCCTCACGACCATCAGTCATGATGACTTCCCACTCTTCAGCAGTGTATACTCTATCGTGCTTTGGATTATAAAATTTGATGGAGACGTCTCCACAGTGTCTACATTTATAGACTTTTCTTACTGGGCTTTCTGGTAGTTTTGTGTACATACCGTTTTATCCTTTGTAATGGAAATAATACCACATTATCGGGTAGATTTTCTCTAAAATATATCGAGTCCATGACTTCCATGGATTGAATTCTTTCATACTGGTTGGTCCGTGATGCGAGGATCGCGTCCAATAAATCGCGTTGCTTTAATATCTCTTGATCGCTCATTTTTTCTTATAATATTTACTCAAAACGGTAGGTTTATCTTTAGTTGGTTTATAGTAATGTTTACTTAAAACCGTTGGATTTTTTTTCGTTTTTTTATGATAGTGTCTACTTAAAACAGTAGGTTTATTTTTAGTTGGCTTATAGTAAGAACTACTTAATCCAGGACCATCTTTTTTCTTTTTAGCATTTTTAAAAGCTTTACCTAGACCTTTTAAAGCTATGCCTGCTCCAGTAAGTAATAATCGTCCTATTGCCATTATTTTTTTCCTTGAAAAATTCGTGATGGCTTTTTCTTTTGTTTATCTCTCATAACCTTTTTTAATTTTGGTTTAGGTTTTGGCTTAGGCTTTGGTTTTGGCTTAGGTTTAGGTTTAGGTTTAGGTTTAGGTTTAGGTTTAATTGGAGATGTTTTTTTACCATACAATCTATTAAGCATAGCATCCACTTGGTCTCTTCGAATTTTGCGTTGACTTCTCTCTACTATAGCTTTTCCAATACTCTCCCCTGCTTCACCACCTAAATTAAATTTTTTCATGGCTCTTTTCTTTTTTTCACCTGTAAATAATTGACCGCCTTTTAATCCTTGTGCTTGTAATAACATTTCAGACTTAGTTAATTTTGGTTTACCGCCTAATGATTTTTTATTTTTTTTCATTATTTTCCCATGCCTCCACGTTTAGATTTTGCCTTTGATATTTGTTGTTTTCTTTTGACAAATGCAGATGCGGATTTAGCAGCTTTACCACCGCTTAATTGTTTTCTTCTTTTAAGAAATTTACTAGCACCCTTGGCTCCAAGAGTTGCCAACAATCTTACCATTCCGCCCATGTTTCAGCCTTTCATTTTGACGGAGCCGCCGTAGTTAGGCATTTCGCTTCACAGGCAGCTCCTAATCGGGAGTTACATATGTTAAAAAACATTTGCTACCCGAAACTATAAGGTAAAAAACATGTTGACACAACTAAAAAGGAGGTTCTTCACCTCTCTTTACTTTAACTATTGGTTCACTCTGGATAAATCTTGTAGTTTTTGAATGATTCGGGGTCCAAGGGTGGTCCCCAATAAAAGTTGTCTTGTTCATCCGATACCCCACCACTCCACGCTTGATGGTAGTGTTTATTTTCATCGAGTTCCCCTTGTGAGTGACAAACCTTACACTGTTTAACGACTTCCTCCGCCTCAAATCTAAATCTATGATACCCATTACCTTTACAATGATCGCATATAATCATAACGCCTCCACAATATTTTTCTCAATCGCTCCCACCTCATGCGGCTTGCAACTTCTCTCCAGTTCCGTGGTTCGCGGGGCGCGGTCTTTGACACCTTCACATACTCACGAAGTAATCTATCTTTTAGTGACGTCTTGCGGCCCATTCCATACCTTCCTTTTCTTTTGCCAATTGTTCCGCTGCCACTTTATTTTCTAATTCTTCAAGTTTTGCACTGAGATAAATCCGCATGGACCACCTGCCTGCAAAAAATCCTAATACAAATACGCCTATGATGGCGGTAAGATGCCATAAGTGAAACATACACTCTCCTTTCTACAAAGCATCACTTTGTCATATTTCCAGGTGCAGTACTCCGTACCAAAGTCACCCATTTCATTGTTAATGCAATCACGCATAAACGTTTGATACGGCGAATAATATACCAAAATGTATACACCCGCCAGTATCGTCCCGCATATGCACAGAATGCTTATGATTTTGGCAAGAAATTGTAACATCGAATACAATACCAAAGGTAAAGATTTTTACGTTCTTGCGTACACATCATGTTATCTTTTATGTACTCTTTACTACATTCACCACATGTTTCTTTTTCATATTTCCAATCAGGTTTAAATTTACGATATGATGTAAACTTTGGCATGATGGTCATGCAGCAAGCTTTCTTTTCTTTGCCTCTTGTTTTACTAAATAGGTGATTTGCATGCCAGCCGACCTATCGTCGGCGGCAGCTAGTTTCTTTAATAGTCTATAGGTGTCAATGGTTACTGCCACACTTTTAAACTTCTTAATGTTCATCCTGTCTCCTTGAATGGCAACTTAGATAAATGCTCCTGGTATTCGATGTCGCCGAAATCAAATGCCGATTGCTCTGGTTCGTGAGCCGTGGACGGTGTAAACTTACGCCCACTATTTCTAGCAAGCTCCGTCCAGTCTTGCGCAAACTCTCGGTGTAACTTTTCTAATCGTGTATCACCTAAAGCTTTCGCACTGCGTGCGTTTTCTAAACAAGCCTTTGCTCGTGCTAAACGCACACCTAAACGAAAACCTTCTTTAAAAGTATCTTCGTAATCTTTTTTTAGTTTCATTTCTTTCTCCTTTTTAATGGTTTCTTTAATGCTTTAGCCAAGTGCCTTTTCCCTGTTCCTTCTGGCATATTATATTGCACAACTCCTTTTTCATTTGGTAAATCTGTTAATCTTGCTTTAGGTTCATTACTTCCTTTTAACAATTGAATAGGTCTACCATCTGAACCATGAGTTTTAACTATTCTACCGTCATGATTAAAAGGGTTTAAAACATTTTCTGGCTGTATTTTTTTTCTTTTTCCTCCAATAATACCCATATGATTCCTTTCTTATTCGTTAAGTGAGTAGGGGGATTCTTTGACTACCCCCAACCTTTTCCCGTCCAGTCAACATTTCCTATGTTAACAAGTACTTCAGAACCAACCCTCACACCCTCAGTCATTCGACCATACCTTGTGAGAGCCGTGCCTTACAACCTGGAGACTGTTGTTCAGCCATACTCAGAGAATGTTGCACCATTCTCATTTAATTGTATCTTTAATCTAATATAATGGGAGTGTCAAGTCTTTCTTCTAATATCTTCAATACATTCTATGGAAAAACGAAAGTATTTATTCATCTCAAATTTTTGCCAGTTAGCCGCGATTTCTTCACATTGTTCCTTGGGCATTGGTTCTTTTAACACCATCTGATTGCCTGTATACACCCAAGTCGTACCATTATAACCCCATAGACTTATAACTAATACAAATAGCTTAATCACCTGCATCTCCCCAACTGTCACCGCACTCAACGTCGACTTTGCTAGGGACTTTAAGTTTTTCTACACAGTTTTCCATAATCTCTTTAATCTTAGCTTTATCCTCTTCACTTGCAACAGAAAAATCTAATTCATCATGAACTTGTATGTGTGCCAACAATCCTTCTTTGTATAAAGCTACCATAGCTGTTTTTATTTGATCAGCAGCGGAGCCTTGTATTAACCTATTTAACGCTTTGTATGTCCAAGCAGGTTTAATATTATTCTTTCCATATTCTTTAATGGCGTCTTCTTTATCACGAAAAGCTTTAGATCCCCACTGTGTAGCAGACTCCCATTGATCAAATCGACAACGCCTACCACTTATGGTGGTTATAAATTCGTTTTCTTCAGCCGTGCGCATTACATCATACGTTAGTTTTTTAACAAAAGGCACACGTTGATGATAATTTTGCAGTATTTCTGTGGCTTCATCTTCGTTTACACCAAGCTGTGACATCAATTTACCTTTACCCATTCCGTAGAATAAACCTAAATTAATTGTTTTCGCTATCTTACGATCTATGCCTGCCATTTCTGACACCATCGTATGAAAGTCTGTCGTGTCGTCTTGTTTATACGCTTCAAGAAACGTATCAGCACTTTTAAAATTGTTCATGTACGCATAATGTACCACGAGCCGTGGTTCTTGTTGCGAATAATCAAAGATACCCCATTCATGGTCCTTCTCAGGTATAAATATAGATCTGATCAGTGGGCCGAGAATTGCGTTTCGTGCAGGTATTTGCTGTAAATTAGGATTACTGTAACTAAATCTACCTGTTACCGTTCCTCAGCATGAATCCTCCCTCGGTACGAATGCTTGGTGATACTCTCAATAAACGTTGTTCTCGCTTTATTAATTTCTCTTTCGTTGACAACCATTTTAGCAAGAGGGCTTTTATGCGATGATAAAAAGTTCTTATCAAACTTAGGTTGACCCGTGGGCGTTCGGTCGTAATCAATGTTAAGAGCATCAAAGGCTTTTGCCACAGAGGCTGCAGACCATACTTCAACAAAGTGTCCACTAAGTTTTTGTATTTCTTTTCTAAGTTTTTTTTCTTGATTCCATAAATCATTTTTTATTTTATCCGCCTTTTCTAAATCAACACGAACACCTTTTTGTTTCATCTTAAATAAAACAGGAAACAAATCAGTTTCCAATTCAAAAATATTAATTAAATTTTGTTTTTGTATTTCACCACGTAAGTGATGCCATAACTTTAACGTCACAGCAGCATCTTGCTCTGCATACTCTCCTACATGTGAGGCTGGAAGCTTCCATAGCTCTCCTTTCGGATCTAGACCCCACATTTTGGCAGCTTCGTAGAGTTGGGTTTCCGATTTCGATTCTTGTAGATAATCTTTTCCTAATGAGTTTAGATCGAAACGAAACCTATTTTCATCTACTAAAGGTGCCGCAATAAGAG